TTTAAAAATAGCCATTTCTTCTCCTTAGGCTGTGTAAGATATTACGCAATTAGTAATACCAGCACTAGATATTACCCTCATACCTCTTTTTAATTTATAACCTGCATCTGCATAAAAGCTATCACTACCTCCGCTATTCACCTTAAAGGTACTATCAGTAGTCCATGTTCCAGCGGCGTTTTTTGATTGAATATCAACCGTGCCATCTGAAGAATCGGCTTCTAAATATATACCTCTAAAGTAAACAACTTGGTTTGTACCTTTAGCAGCAGTATTAGCATTATTGGTATCACCCGCAACAACTATTGTAGTTGCATTTGTACCTTGCTGATGTCTTAAGTAAGACCCTGCCATTTATACCTCCTAAGATAGGTTGTTATTTTGTATGTAAAGTACTGTTACAGTCGCAGCACCTGTTGCACCATTACCAGTGCCTGCTACAAAATCTGCAAAAATTCTTAAATCAGTTGTACCAACATCAGTAGCTTCAGTATCTAAAGTTCCATGTGTTGTTCCAAGAGCTTTAACATTAGTTGCAGGTAAGAAAGCGTCAGCGTCAGTAGCTGTTCCAAGAGCAACAGTAGCAGTGCCACCATCATTGTTAACAGTTGTTACATTTAATATTACATCTACCACCTGTGAATTAGCAGGAACTACTGCAACAGCTTGATCTAGTGCAGAAGCTCCAATAATGTCGATAACTATTGATTGTGCCATTAAGACAGAACCAACATTAGCAACATCATTGCCAACCGTTGTACCTGTGGTATCTTTGATTGTGCCGGCCTTGATAGGTCCGGAAAAAGTTGTTTGACCCATTGTTTTTCTCCTTAGTCGTTAAAGTCGACCTTAATTGGTCGTCTAGGGATATCTATAAAATACAGAAAAAAAAAGGATAATGCAAATAAAAAAAAGGGGCTAAGCATCCCTAGCCCCTTTAAAGAATTGATACTTAATTAATTAAGCACCTGGTGACCCATAGATTCCACGAGGATCAGACCATCCGAAGCTGTAACGCTCCCTAGCCTTAAATCTCATGTTACCTGTGTTAAACTCACCTTCCATTGCAGTTCTTAAAGGTGCACGGGTAAAGTGTTTTAGCCCGTTTGGTGCATCTGTAAGAATAAAGAATGCGTCAGGGTCTGTTAAGAAATGATTAACAGTATACCCTTCTGGAATCGCACCCGATGATCTAAGTGCATTAATATCGTTATCAGCAGTTCCAACTCGGCCTTCAGATTTCATTAATCTTTCAGCTACGAATTGAAGTTCCGCAGGGATAACAAGTTTTCTGCCACGAAGTGCTACGATTAAGCCTCTTTCATCAGTAAATTGACTGATTGTAATGAGACCGTTCTCTAAAGCAGTTTCGTTTAGATCGGTTGCTGTGGTTGGTTCGTTAGAAAAGGTCCCCCCAACAGAAAGCGGATGGTCTGTTGCAAGTAATTCCTTGCCGTCACCACCAGTAAAATTATTGTTGAATCCATTATTTAAAATGGAAGCACCTTTTACTTGCTTACTATGTGCCATTGATCGTGCTAATGCACGAGTATAGCGATTTGACAGACGGTCGTAGAGGTTGTCTTCGACAGCTTCTTCAGTTAAGGCAAATGCCATTGCTACAGTCTCGTGTGTGTATCGAGCTGTATAAACTTCAGTTGCTGAGTCGTATTCAACTCCTGCACCTTCTGATTTTGTCGGGGCCGCTCCAAATCCGGAAAGCATTACTTCTTCTTCGAAAGCTCTATCTGATGATTCACTTTCAAAAATTTCCGCAGCTTCGTCTCCGTATTTGCTGTACTCTAAGCCAAAGAGAGCGTTTAGACCAGGCTCTAGTTCTTTAGCAAGTTGTGCTCTTGATATAGCCATTGTTTTATCTCCCTAATTATACGCCAGTTGTACCAGCAGAAGCGAAATGGTTGTTGATAAGGACTACAACATTAGTGTTTGTAGAACCTGTATCATCATTGTCAGGATTGGTAGATACTGCAAGAGCCTTCAGAGGAAGGGAAGCAGTTGTTGCTCCTGTTCCTACATCTAACTCTGCATATGAAATACCACTGTTTGCACTTCCTGTACCTGCACCATCCACAATATCATAGTTAGCGAAAACGCCAGCTATAGTGAATGCAGCGTCTGCTTGCACTTCACAAATGATATTAGGATCGTCCACGACATAAGCCTTAACAGTGCTAGTCACTGCACTATCACCAGTCCAATAGTTTGACCATTTAGGTTTACCTGTTGATGAATCTGTAAATTGGCACCCATTAAATACGCCCACTACAAGTCCACCATCTCCGGCAGCCATTCGATCGATATATCCAGCCGCTAGGCCTTTTACAATATCACCTTGATAAATCTTAGTGGTATTAGCATTTGATATTTCATATTCTCTTTGACCGCCAGTGTAAGCACCACCGCCAAGTAAGGCAGCGGGTCTTAACCCAAATGGAGCATCTTTGTTAGCCATTAGCTACTCCTATTAGATTTTGATTCTATTTATTAGAACCAAAGGTTACTTTTGAACTCCGCTCTGCCTGAAATTTAGGCATTGCGGGATTGTTGTCACGCATCCAATCGTTATCAACCGCTTGCATCTGCTGTTTAGCACGATCAGCGTAATATTGTTTGCGTTGTTCAACGAACTCTTCTGGTATTCTTGCCAGAAGTAAACCGCCTACACCAATGACTCCGGTATATTTACCATCCTCGACAGTTGGAAAGACGCTACCCTCATACTCATCTGCACGCACAAGTTCATAACCTTCATTCAATCTTGAATGAACATTGTTTTTATCATCAAAACCTAGAACTTCTGCTCTTATCCATCTATGGACATAACCAGCGGGTGGGGTTGGGGCGTGCAATTTATTGGGTGGTCGCCATTGCACTGGGCGTTCGCTAGAGGCTCGTGTGTTGTTTGACCGAGCGTTTCTATCTATAGCAGGAGCTTCTTTAGCTTCTGCATCTATAAATTCGTATTCGTTATTTTCTTCTGACATCATATACCTCTATGAATTTCTTGCATCAATTTTTGCAACTTCTTTAGCGTATGCATCTAGCGGTACACCAAGTTTTTTAGCTACAGAAATTTGTGCTGGGGTTAATTTAACACTTTTTTTACTCTTTTGGCTAGTCTTTCCTTGTGATACTGGAGCGACTGTTTGAGTACGGGTAGTTTTCCCTTCAAATTTATGCGGAAATTCAGTTCTAATTCTTTTGTCAATTTCTGAATAATAATCATCAGATTGAGGATCAAAACCTTCTTCCTCAACAAGCTGTTGGTGAATGGTAAAAGCCGTAGCTGTCATAGCACGATCTTGTCCAAACCAACTATTCTCATCTCTTTCTGCCCAATCAGTTGCTTTTGCATCTGGTTGAGGTGGAGGAGCATATTCTTGTTGTTGCTGTACTTGTTGTTGAGCACCAGGCTGTTGTTGATATTGTTGTTGTGCCTGTCTTACTTGTTGTTGTTTTTCTTGATTACCTTTGAAAATTCTTAATCTTTCTTTTTCAATTGCAATCTTAGCCATTACTTGCTGAGCATCAGCCATTTTATCAACTTCACCAGCTTCATATGCTTCTTTAAAAGCAGCTTTAGCTTGAGATTCTTGAGAATCAATTCTGCTAGATGCTTCTGCACTGTAACCTGTATTTAAACTAGAAAGTTGTCCTCTTAAAGCGTCAGCTTCCGTTTTTTGCTGTTGAGCAAATTGTAATGCAGCAGCTTCTCTTTCTTCGGACTCTTTTCGTTGAGCAACAAGTTTGTTAATTCGTTTTTGAGTTTTATCTCTTCTTTTATCAAGTTCTTCTTCACTTAATCCTTGAGAGACGGGCTCACCAGTAGCTTCAGTTTCATTGCCAGTTACATCAACAATAGCCGGTTGGCTTTCATCAATAATAACATCTTCTTCAACTTCAACTATTTTTGCTTCTTCTGTTTCATCATTCATTAGACACTCCTATATTGTAAAAACATCAGTTGGTTCCAAGATAGTTCCAAGAATCTCGTCGTCATTTAAAATCCTAATTTCGCCATCAGCAAGTTTAATTCTTGTTCCAGCGTACTTACTAATAATTACCCACTCGCCTTCTTTACAGTAAGCTCCGTGAGGAAATTTCTTTTTATCTTTGTAAGCATCAGGTCCTAAAGTGACCACATAAGCTACGACTGTAGCTAAAGATTCTCTTTCTCGTGTCTCGTCGGGAATAACAATGCCACCTTTAGATTTTTCAAATCCTTGGAAAGGCATAACGACCACACGATATCCTGTGGGTTGCGGTATTCTTTCTTTTGCGGATTTTTTAAGAAGACTTGGATCAAGTACTCTTTTATTTTCTTCGGTGTAAGCATCGGATACTTGTAAATCAGGCTTCTCTTCCTTTTCTACTTTCTTCTCCACTTTTTTATCGGCGTACCTATCAGGTACATACAGCTTTGTTTTAGCCATCGTCACTGTCCTCCTGTGACACCAGAGCGATTATCTCTTGCTCCACATAAGCCAGACTCTGTAATTGACCTATGCACGACCGATATGCTTCCCAATCTTTGCAGTTCCCTGAAGTTACTTTTTCGTGAACACTCTCCTTTTGTTCACGAATAATATGTAGTATTTTTTGTATTAATTCAACCCCATCCATCATTTTTTTTCTCCTTTACTGTATAAATTGTCAAAAGTTATATTTGGATCAGTATAACTTTCATGTTCTTCACTACTATGAATCCATTGACTAGGTATAAAATCTGGAGGTCCTTCTCCTGTTACCCAAAGAGCTGGATTTGTTACTCTTACTCTATTATTTGGTAAAGCAACTAAGTTACCTTTCCATTTACCTTCAGTAAGATATAAAACA